AGCATAACCAAGTGCAGTCTTATCACCAAAGAGCATAGTACCAACGCCAGGTTTTGTGATAATAGCGTTAACTCTTTGCGGATAAAGAATGTCTCTTTGATCCTTAGTTGGATTATATGCTAGTTTAATAGCATTATTAATCATACCTCTTTGCTGTCCAGCAGGTGAGAACCAAGGATAAGCAACGATATTTGTGCGACACATTAGACCAGCAACGTCTGCGTTAACTGGAATGTATCTAAACTCGTTGTTAAATCTATCGTAGGTATACTTGTAACCACTATCGAAGATTCCGTAGGAGGAAGAAGTAAGTGGACTGAAGTATTCTACAAGATTATCAGTCTGAGTTGTTGTATTTGTAATGTTAACAATGTCTGCCCTATGTGGACCAACAACAGCAACACAGTCCTTTCTCTCATTTGCAAGAGAAATTAGATAATTTGCTTTGGACTGAGATAGGTTCTTAGCACCTAAACCAGGACCCATAATTATGTAATCAACTGCAATTTCATCCTTATTCTCAAAGAGTTTGTAGGATGTTTGTAGATCACCTAGTGTTGCAGTCATTCCACCGTTTTCACCGATGATTGGAATTCCTGCAGAGTAGTCTTCACCACCACCTAAGGTATAAGTAACATTTCCGATTGCGGAGAATGTATTATCCTGTGCTGGTTGACCCCATAAACCTTGTGCGGTTGTGTATGGAGTAAATGCTGTTCCAAATCCAGTTGCTCTTGGTTCAGTTCCCCAATATGCATCTTTAGCATTAGATGGGTTGTATCCAGCATATGTATTGTCAGAGTAATCTGCAATATGCTGTTTGTAGTAATTCTTCTGAGGAGAATTTACAGATGATACTGAATCAACTGCCTTAGAAATAGATACGTGCTTCTCAAGTACGTTACCTTTGATTCCAGTGATTGAACCGTAATCATCAACAACAGCAACGTGCATTGAATCACCTTCACCGTTTCTATCAGTTACATATACGTTAGAAACAGGTTTTGGAGCAATGGACTTCCAGTAGATTGTTGCGTTATCTAATGTAAGTGTCTGGGCATTATACCAGTCGGCAACAGATGCAGCACTTGCAGAAACTGCAGTGTTAGCAGCATTTGGAGCACCAGTGTTAACACCAACGTTATCTACAAACCAGAGAGTGTCAGATGCTTGGAATGATGCATATGAAGTTGACTCTTTATAGTCAATCTTAGTTTCTGCATAAACTCCAGCAGTACCACCAGCACCAGTTACACGAGAAACAACTTTAACGTTAATGGTTGAATTACCGTTAGTTGCATCAGTAGATACACCAGTAATAATTCCCTTAAGGTATCCATTGAATGAAGAAGTAGTTCCAGCACCTGGAATAACTTCATTAATTAATGCAGAAGTAACACCATAACCGATCTTAGCACCATAGTCGCCAAGACTAGTAGTGGTAATACCGATTGTTTGGTCGGCAAGGTCATCAATAACACAAACCTTTAAACCGTTTGACCAAGAACCAGGAGTTTTTGCTGCCCAAGAGAAATCAGAGGTTGAAGTCCAGTTTGCCTGGTAATCATCATAGTTCTTAATTTTTGTCGTTGTTTCAGAAGCAACACCAACACCAGCATTACCCGTATTCAGATTGGTATTGTCAGTTCTAACAACTTTTAAAACTCCCCCGTAAGAAAGATAAGATGCTGCACTCATCCAGTACTCATATTGAGCATCTGTAGACAGTGGCTTACCATAAGTCGCTATCAGATCTTCTTCAGTTGAAATATCAATTGGGTCATCGATAGGTCCAATTCTAAAAGGACCAGCAATTGCACCGATGTTATCCAGTACATTATCAGCTCTTCCTACTGTTAAGTCAACCTCTCTAGTCAGTACTCCAGGAGATAATTGAGGAGTCGCCATGTTTTCTTTCTCCGATTCTCAGATTAATCTAAAAATTATTTATTGTTTTGGGGGTTTACATATAGTTCCACATATAATCCATACCACCACCCTTGTCACCATACTCATCAGTATGCCATCTATCGCCTTCTGCATCGACAAAACTTTCATCATCTAAACCATCAACCATAAAACCAAAAGGTGCCATATCTTGCTCAATTTGATTCTTTTGCTCTTCATATAATCTTTTTCTTACATCTTGATCAGTTAATTCTTTAAAGTAATCATTTTGAACTAACCAAGCATATATGACCAAACACATAGCAAGGTCATCATTGCATCCTTCTTCTGCTTCAAATGAATTATGCTTTTGTATGAATGTTGTTAACTCAGATATAATTTCATAATCCTTGAATATAATCTTATCAGATTCTATAAGAGTTTTTAAATTAAGAGATCCAACCTTCTTAACAGTCTTAGACATCTTGACTCCCATTTGAGTCTTCTTACCAGAAAATCCTTGACCAATGACTTGACCTGCTCTTCCTCTCATAGATGCCATAAGAAGATTATCATACTCAAGATCGTAATGAATAATAGATGCTACTTGATCACCTATATCATTTACTTCACATAATATGAATGCATTATTATATTTCTTTGCTATTTCCCAAATAACATTCGGGAATAACATTGGTTTAATTTCATTATTCCTAAACTTACCAACAATCCTATGGGGGAATTCTGTAATATCAATTAATATAAATGCAGAGTAATCAGCATTAACTCCTCTTGCTACATCAACAGTCATCAAATAATCGTGACCCTTTTGAGGATGTTCGTAAATATCTAATCCAGCACTTTGCTCTATTGGATTCTCATATACAAAAGTTCTTAACTTACTAGGAGCGATAAGAGTATCAACAGATCCTAAGAATTCACATTCAAACTCAATTTTAAACTGTTGTTCTGAAGTGTTAGCAATTGTTTGCTCTCGCCACTTAGCATCCCTACCAGGAACTTCTGACCAATGAACATCCGTTGGTTTATATTCATTCTTTCCTCTTTCAGCATCGTGCCAATATCTATAAAAATGATTCATCCCGTGAGGGGTAGAAACCATTATGACTTTCGTGCTTTTACCACTAGTAATAGTAGGATAAACAGAGGCAAAAAACGAATCAGCAATATGATTTGGAACGAATGCAAACTCGTCCAAAAACAAGATATTGAAAGACATTCCTCGAACAGCTGAGGCAGAAGTTGACGCAGCCAAGATTCTGGAACCATTCTCTAACTCCAAACTACCTTTATTCCAGGATATAATACCCTGCTGCATCCATTTAGGTAAATTCTCATATGCAGTCTGTAATCTACCTAGCAAATCTCTAGCAGTTGCTGCTTTGTTTGCCAGAATACCTATATTAACATTATCATTAAATACCGCATAATGCAACAAATATGCAACAGATGTAGTAGACTTACCAGTCTGCCTAGGCATCTTACAGATGTTGAATCTGTTCTCGTGGAAATTTCTGATTAAACCTTCTTGGAAATCATAAGGTTGAAAAGGTACAAGACCCTCATCCAAACTTACAATCTTTACATGTTGTTTCGCAAAATATACAGGATCCGCTTTACAAGCCATAAACTCAAGAACTTGTTCTTTAGTAAATTCTTGTTTAACATTCGCTTTTTTTAAAAGCGGATTACCTAGATAAACATCGTCAAGTACAGGCATAATTACATCATTTCATATTTAAAATTTCTTTGGAGTTTTCTATCGTGATCTGCGGTTTTTTGTTGTAGTTCTATAATTTTCTTTAAATTTTCTACTTGCTTTTCTAGTTCTTCGGTTTTATGATCCTCCCGTCGTTTGGAGGATTGGTTCTCCAGGTTCATGACTCGATACTTGGTAGTTCCAGAGTTTAGATCCAGGATATACTTTGTGCAACTGATCCTGAACCTCTCTGCGTGAGGGTTTTTTGACCGAAGGGAAAAACATTTTTATCATGTAGTTAGTTCCTCTCCAAGCCAAATAACAGTCGATTATATTTCCTACTTTATTGTAATTTGGTAAACGTGTCGCTTCTTCAACACTTTCCAGTTTAACCAACCCCTTTGTGGGCCTAAGTGGTTCTGGTTTTATGATATCAATAAATTCATATTCACGAAAAGAGATATCTCCAGTAGCGTCTTCGACCTTAACGCCACAATTTTCTAATGCACTTATTTGTGCTGGAGACCAGTTCATATTATAACTTAAAAATTGCGATACCTAGTTATTTATTAGTTTCTTCATCTTCTAAAACAAATTTATAGTATTGCAGTCTCTTTCGGAGGACGAGAACCTCTTGCTTTAGGTCAGCGTTCTCCTCCTCTAATTGTTCAATATGTTCTTCGTAGACTACATACATAGAATTATTTAATCACTTAATATTCTCTTCAACTTCTAGATCTTCACAACCCTTAAAGTCTTGCGCCATTTGACCACCTATTTCAGCACCTTGATCCATACCTAACATTGTAATAGCACCACCTAGTACCCATCCAATTACAGGAATCGAAGTAATACTTGTATTTGTAACAACAGCAGCACCAAGTCCACTACCAACTAATCTTCCAGTAGATTCTCCACTACCTTGTGCTTTAATACACGCAATTTGTTTTGCTGTAAGTTGCTTACCGTTTTTATCATAAACTGGAATTGTATGAAGAGCACCTTCTGCCATATATTGTTCTTCTATAACTGCATTCTTTCTACCCAATCCTAAGAAACCCGCAGGACGATTTACCTCCTGTACCTTGGTCATTACCTTAGGATCATGTGCTCTATAACTGATACGATATCCTTCAATACCTGCTTCTACCTCATAAGAAGTATACTCTCCAATAGGGAGATTTATCTTAGGAATCTTATTGCCTTGGGATATCATCCCAATCATACCAATATGAGATATACCCAACAATGCTCCCAAACTAAACCCAAACCACTTCTTCATAATATTCAATACGCTATTTTATATATGCAATTGTACTAAATGCAATACTAATGCTATCCAAATTCCTTGAAGGACTAACAAATTAAGTTTTATCATGTGCTTGTTCAGAACCACCTAGATTACAAGAAATATCAGAATCACAATTTTCAGATCCACCTACACTAAAAGGATTATAACGTGAAGTAGCAATATTGTACATCTTTTCATGTATAGTCTCTTCTTTCTTTTCTGGTTCGTCCTTAAACCAATCCTTTGCAACAGGCATTGAATCTAAAGGATTTACAAAATCAGGTTCATATTCACAAGGTGCAGTATCTTCCCAACTGAAATTAGGTCCTCCATCAGGTAAACCAGACTTAAAGTTATCACTCTTTGGTGGATCTTCACTCAATGGAATTGATTCTCTAAACCACTCCTCAGGATCGACCCCTAAATTGTTCATTCCCATCAAACCCAACGTGTAACAGTTAACTCAATACTATTATCATCCATTTCCCATTCTTCCGCAACTTCAAACCCTTCTTCCTTTACAGTATGATGCAAAGCCATTCTAGCATACTGTTGAGTTACTTTGTCAATAAACCTTCTAGGAGGTGTTGGTAAACTCCAAGTTTCTATGTCTGTTACCAATTCATATGCTTGTGTATCATTACACCAGCGGAATCCAATATCAGTGGCAATACAAATATCTGCTTGCACTACTGGATGATTGTGACCGTGAGTTCCACCCACAACCAATTCTTGATCTTGTTTAACTTCATGTCCAAGAAGATTTAATGCTTCTAGTAAAAAGTCCTTTTCTTTTATTTTAGTCTTGATGGTGCTGAAGTGAGACATTTTCCTCTACTGTGTTTTGTTGATAGTACTCTGGTTTATGTTTAACATCTTGAACTGTTCCCAATCTCTCTTCGATTCTCTTAGTGAGATTTTCACATTCATTGCCGACAGTACCCATAACTTCTTCAGTTACAGTCCCATCTTGCCTAATATTAAACTTTATAGTTTGTTGTGGCATTTGTTACATTAAAAGTTTATTTATCATTCTCCACCACCATTGCCACCACCACCGTTGCCGTTCCCACCATTACCATTGCCAGAATGGCCATTACCATTTCCATTACCGTTATTGGACCCATTTTT